TAATTTCAGTTGCCGTAAGAGGAGTTGAGATACTTACTGATGTTCCGTTATCCGTAATGTTAGAGTCTTCCAAGTGGTGACCACCATTACCTTTTACAAGTCTATTTGCAGTTGGGTATACATGCGACCCTTTGGTTGAATATTCTGGACCGAACATAACAACACCGTGGTCAGTAGTTGCACCACCATCATCGGTATATTCGTAGAACCAATCGTTAGTTTGACCATCAAACTCAAATGATGCTGTATTGTTTGTTGAACCACTATCTTGTACAACTACCCCTGCGTATCTTTGAGCAGGTGTGTCGTTGTTTAGAATAATGTAAGCATCACCGATTACTTTAGCAGAACCAGTTACTGATTGTAAGTAACCAATACTTGCCGTTCCGTTTACTGCAATATTATCAAATGTTTGAGTTCCACTAAATGTATTGTTAGAACTCTTTACTGCGTAAGATGAAGTAGCTGATGTAAGTGATGTAATACCACTTGTGTTTGTAGTGATATTCCCTTCAGCAGTAGTCATTCTACTTGCATCCGAAGAAGAGTAAGAAGTGAATGTTGAACTATCTAATTTAGTAGTAATGTCACTCTTGTTAGTTGCGATACCTGCAGCAAGTGATGCTGAAGTAGATGTAAATGCTCCACTAATATCAGTAGAGATTTGAGCAGATGATGAAACAATATCAGTTCCACTCAAGTTTGCAATAGTTTGAGCCGAACCACTAACTAATCCATCAGGCTTACCACTAATCAGATTCCAATCAGCAGAACCCGACCCGGCTTCAAGAGAATCGATTTGGGTTTGTAAGTTTGCTATCGAAGCTGATGTTGATGTTGCCGTTGATGAAGTATATGTAGTGAATGTAGTTGTAGATACCTTTGAATCAATCTTTGAGTCGAATGATGCAGAATCAATATCATATGATGCTGTAAAGGTATTGAATGTTGAATCAGATACATAATCCAAACCGGTAACTAAACTACCAGTTCCATCTACCAAAGCTGAACCTGATACCTGAACTAATTGTTGGTATGTATCTTTTATTTGTTGTGATGTAAGATTGTAGTTTGCCATCGTTTATCCTTTATTGAGGTAAGTATTTGTATCTTGAGTCAACCACTTTGACACCAAGTTTCTCCATTTGGTCAGCGTAACCTCTTCGAGTCACAAAGGGTGACTTAAATTGTGAGGACTGGTCCGGAACAATCTCCATTCCGTTTTCAGTACCAAACTCTGGGAATAAAGTTTCGTTATCTATAATCCAACCAACCATTCTTTCAGAGTACCATTCAGCTTTATTCTTTACTGAAGTTCTTTTCTTATCATAAGTATTGGAATCTACTGAAGATGCCTCTGCACCACCTTGAGGAATCAACAATCCGTTGTTTCTTGGTCTCAACCAAATTGATTCGAGTGCTTCGTAGTATGCCCAATATAATAATGCGTCTTGTAAGTAATCATCCATCAAGGTCTTGTAGTTACCTGTGAGTGATGATGAGTCTACATCCGTAATCATCTTTTGGTATAGTTTATATCCCAAAATTCTTTGGATGTGAATATCTTGTGCTTCACGGACTGCGTTTTTCAACAATGACACATCAACTGAATCATTTAGGTCAGTAAAGTTTTTCAACTTGTTTTCTGATAGGAATAAAGTAGTTGTCATTATTGTATACCCTCCGCTTTAGTTTCTAAAATAAGGTCTTCTCCAGCTTCTGCTTCAACCGATGTTACTACATCAGTTTCTTCACCATCATCGAACAATCTTACTTGTTCAACACCTAATGTAGTGTCGATTCCGTTGATTTTGAAAATACGTTCAAATGTCTTCAAAATGTCTGACTGCATAGGATATATCACGGTAGTCAAGAAGTGTTGGTAGGCGTCAAGTAGTTCACTTCTACCACCCAACTGACCTTCAGTTTTGATACCTAATAACATAGGAGAAGTGATTCGGTGACCAGTCAAAATCTTTTGAGTCACCATATCGTTTACTGTTGTGTAATAACCATCAGCACCATTTTGTGGGATTGGAACAATCTCTGGCATTTGGTCTCTATTTGCAACATCCATATACATCAACGAACCTGCGTTGTCAGTACCAGCGTATGCTGAACGGAGTGCTCTTTCATTTGCTTCTCTTTCCTCATCATCAGCATCCGTAAAGGTTGTGATAGCGAGTGAAGGTGCAAGACCATTCTTCAAGTTATTATTATGGAAGTTATCTACCTGAACATCTAACTCAATAGTTTTTAACGAACCCATATAATCTGGTAATGGGTAATAATCCAAACCACTTGTGTAAGGTTTGAAGTAAACTAATTGTGATGGTTGAGTTCTATCTCTTTGAGAGAACTTTGGTAGATAAGGAATATCTTTTTTATGAGGAACGATTGACCTTGATTTAGCCCAATCTCTCCATACATAGTATCCAGGAACATTACCTCGTTCATCCATCTTATGTGCTCTGACATAAGAGAAATCAACGTGATAGACTTCAGCAATTTGAGTTCTATCATTAGACCAAATAACCTCAAGAGCAAATCCTCCGTAGAGAACTCTATCTAAAGCTACTTTGGTGAAGATGTCGTTCCAAGTTTCACCTTCTTTGTTTGCGAGTTCTAATAACCCTTCATCAAGACCTGTAAGACCTTGACCTACGACTGCTTGATGTTTAGCATTTACTGCCGTAGCGTGCACGGATGATTTATGGTAATACTCAATAAGTGTTTGTGGGAATTTATTATCTTGTCCAAAATAGACAACATCCCCTTTATCATCCTCAAATACCATCCCATCTGGATAGTAATATTCTCCGTACTTGGGAATGATAGTAAATTTATGTTTTTTCTTTTCCATATATCTTATCCGTTATACACTACATAAGCTCCGTTCTCATTAGCAGAAGTATACAATGTCCTACTTATGCTCTCTGAAACAAACGCTGTTGTTGTCGTATCATCAAAATAAATTGTGTCAGTTCCTTGACCCCATACTGTATCAGAGGTGGACCACACATCAGCAAAAGTTCCCCATATAGCAGAAATACCTGCTACAACTTTTTGGAACTTCAAGTCATAACTACCTGCAACTAAATCAATATCAGTAGGTAGTGTTATTGGACTTCTTGCCCAATCACCTGACATTGTTACTGAAAGGGTTACTGAAGAACTTACTTCACTAAATCTATTGGTAAAAACAGCATTTACCGAATCACCCGTTGATAACGATGATGATGGTATAAAAGCAATTTCATTTTCAGTTGAAGAGTATAAATAAATCATTCAGTTCCTTACTAAATAGTAATAAGAGGGAGTCCGAAGACCCCCTCTATTACATTATATACAAATTAGCCTACGCTGATACCCGATAGGACACCGGCCAACGATGAACCCGAAAGTTCACTAGCTGGCTCTGGCTCTTGGCCAGTAAATGTAAGCGTGTAGCCGTTCAAATCTGAAAAGCTAGTACCTGTCTGGCCTTGTCCACCACTCAAAGACAATCCACGAGTTTGACCTAACAAGAAGAATACGCCAACACCATCTTCAGAACCATTGTTGGTTTCAACAACCATTCTGATATCTGGGTTTTTAGCTAATACTCTGACCTTGTTACGAGTCTCGGATTGAAGTTTGTGGAATGGCGCGTTTACAGTTTGCTCATAGAAAATAGTTCCGTTCTCTACATTTGATTGAATAGCCTCGGTGAAATCACCTGTTTGGCGAGTCAATTCAAATTTGTAAAGAGTACCGTCACCAGTAATCGTATCAATCAAACCTGTCGTACCACTTGTTGAACTAATAGAACCAGATAGGATATAGATGTTCTTCAAACCACCCGTGTTGTCACGACAACCGAGGGTAAATCCTGATGTAATATCACATGCCATAATCTATTCCTTTCTTTATTTTATTATTTCAACAATTAGGCCAAGTCGTTAGATACCCAGAACTCTGGATAAGCGATGTTCATACCCATTTTGGTAACAACGCGGTGCTTCAACTTGTCATCATTAATATCGTACCAAAGTTGGAAGTTAGATACATCAGACAACAAATCAGTACCGATTACCAATTGCTTAGAAGGACCCATAACGATACGGTTAGAACCTTGAAGACCAATAGTTCCAACGATAGTCAAGTTAGGAGTGAATGGGTGTTGAACTGCCATATAGTTACCACGAGCAGCAACCGTATTCATATCGAAGTGGTAGTTGTTTTCGTTACGCAACCAAGTCAAGTATTTACGGAAGTTAGTGATTGACATAAATGCAACCAAGTCTTCTCTATCTTGAACATCAGCAGCCAAGTTTTCTAACAACAAATCGATTTGGTCACCAGCGTTAGCTGAACTTGGAGTTTCGATACCTGAAGAAGGAACGACAACACCTGAAGTTGAACCAGAGATGATAACTTTCAAACCATCAACACAATCACCAGCACCAGTAGTAGCGCCCCAGATGAACTGGTCGTTAGCTTTTTGGAAACCAGCAACGATTTGTGAAGAATATTCTTGAACCAAAGTGAATGACTCGTTGTATGAACCACCTGGTTGCATAACACCCAAGTATTTGGTGTCAAGGTCACGAAGACACAAACCATCGTGAGAAGAACGCTGACATACTTCGATGTCACGTTGAGTGAATGAAGAAGTTCCTGCCAATGCAGTAACACAACCACGACCATCTACGATGTCAAGGTCTACTTCGAATAAATTGATAGGTTCTTTGTACTTAATTCCCTCTTTTACAGTAGCGAATTCTACAGTTGAACCTTCCATAATTGACTTTACAAACAACTCACCTGCGGTCTCGTTGTTGAAAGCGTCTAATGTACTTACGTCAAATGCCATAATAATACCTCTTTTTTATTATTTTTTACCTGTTTTGAGGGCAATCATTCTCTCTACCATAGCGGAGTTACGAGAAGGAGTTTCCTCTTTTTTGAATTTGCTGGTCTTTCCAGCGATAGTTTTTTCAGCAGCTGGAGCAGATGCAAAACCTTCGAACTTGGCTTCCAAAGATGCCATACGTTCTTCATACTTTTTCATCATCTCACCTACTGATTCTGATACTGCTTCAGCAACTGCGGCAACTACTTCTTCCGAAATAGCTTCTTCAACTACATCTGCAACCTCATCTGATACCTCATCAATAACCTCTTCGGCTACTGCTTCGGCTGGAGACATTTCTTCTTCCAATGCAACCTCTTCAGTTACAACTGCTTCTTCAGCAGGCAACGCCTCTTCTTCAGCTACTTCAGCTGGTTCTGACTCTTTGATAGCTTCAATTTTACCATCAGCCGTTACGATAGTTACACCACCCTCAAGAGCGTGTTCACCATCCGGTGCTGGTACTTGACCATCAGCAGTCACAACATACACTGCAAGACCTTGTGCTAGTTCTTCACCCTCATAAGCAAGGGTAAGTTCACCATCAGCTGTCTTTACTTCGCCAAAGGATAGTTCAGCAGGAGCATCAATAAGATTGAAATGCTTTTTTACTAAATCTTTGATTGAACTCATAATCAAATCCTTTTTTTAGTTTGTTTAACAATCTGAATTGGAACGAACCCAATAACCTCATATCCTTCCGCAGAAGGGGGTATCTCGGTATCTGGCACCCGTTCACCATTCTTTCAAATATAACTATTGAAAACTATCCTTTTCCGTTCTATTCAGAAGTTCATCAATAAAGAATCCCTCAACTGAAAAGCCCTTCACAAGACCAGTCTTCACATAGTCATCCCAAATTTCCTTGTTCTTCACTTTTACCATGCCGTACCAAGTTCCTTTAGGATACTTTTCCCCATTAGAATAAATCAATGACTTATCTCTTGATGGGTCTGATACAATCCAACTCTCAACAACGAAGACATCACTCAATGCAAGTTCTTCGGAATGTTCCAAGTTAGTGTTATCAGTATATTTTCTTTGCATATACTTGTATGCAATCTTTTCAATAGTGTCTTCAGAGAAATACACGAAGTATTCTCCATTCATCTCATCGTAACGATAGATGAGTTTGTCTGGAATCATTAGTGGTCCAGCAACAATCTGCTTTTCAGCAAACTCTTGTTTACTGAATTGTGTACCAATTGCGTTAGGGCCTAACAAACGACCAAGTAGAGATTCCGTATCTACATCGCCTGTGTTTTGTCTTTCGGCTGATTGACCAACTACTTTTGATGAATCAACCCACTTACCATCAACCAAAGAGTAACTTACAGCCACCCATTCGTGTCTACAATTGTTTCCACCTACATAGTTGAAGATATCGTATTGGTTGATACCATCAGGTCCGAATCCTTCATTGACACCTGCCATAGACATATTGTTGATGTCCTCTTTACGGAACACCTTACCTCTACGAGTATATCTATCAATCAATACACGACAAAAATCACGAGTGTTAGATTGAACACGGCTACCTTTACCAGCTCTAACATCATATTGATATCTCACTCGTGTCGTAGGTGTGTCTAAAAAACTTGCGTCTTTCTCTCCACCTGCCTTGATGCCTGAAGTGTTTACTCTATTAGCAAAAGTCTCTTGTGATAATAACACATCATCTTGTGCAACTGAATCAAGGTAATCCAATACATCTTCAAGTTGGTCTTCTGACAAATCCTTCCAAGACTTTCTCTTTGACATCTGCCATTCTTCGAACATATCTTGCAATAATAAATCCATTGCTTCTTCGTGTTCGTAACACGGCATATAAACTACGAAATCACCTAATGTATGTTCGTGGTATCCTTCACATCCTGCTACTTGAGCAATCTCTTCAGCTTCAGCCGGAGTTGCGAATACTGGAATCCCATCCAAGAACGCCAATAAGTCAAAAAGACCGGATACATAAGAGTATAATACTCTTTCATTTTCTTTATCATTTTCAAATCTATCTCTCCAATAAGAATAACAAATAGCAGCTGCTTGGTCTCCATCTTTACCTTCTCCGATAACAACAGGTATACATCTTGAGATAAAGTCATCTTCTGACTCACCAGCTGATGGAGTTACAAACTTCTCTACGATAGAGCCACTTGCTTCGTTTACATAATCAGGTAATTCTGATACATCAACTGCACCTTCGAACAATCCCAACTCTTTTAGTTTTGATTCTGCCCATCGTTTACCAGCAAGACCACCCCACAACAAATATGAAATAGTCCCACAAGCAGTAGTATCAGACTCATCATAGTATTCCTCCGCTCTACTCAAGTAAGAGTACATTCTCTTGATTGTCTCAACTGATACTGCCTCACCTTTAGCAAGTTGTTGCGCTCTTACTTTCCCTACTTGGGTTGCGCACTTATTGTCTTGCTTTTCATTTAGGTCAATTCCCTTTTGTGCATTATTAGATACTGCATCTGGGTAATCTGAATAAGACTCGAATATCTCTTGTTTGTTGAAGAACATCCAACCAGCTTCAATGGCAGGACTTTCTACCAATGCGATAGCATCAACACCAGAGAATTCATCCTCTTCGTTGATATCTAACTTTACAATCTTTACTGATGACTTTGCCATAGATATTCTCCTATATAGTATTATATATTTTTTTGTAAAATATGTTACTCTTATCCACCACCCAAAGTTCTTCTACGATTGAGTCTTGCATCTGCCTCATTTGCATCAGCAATATCTTGACCAATCACATATGCTCTAAAGGTGCCTGATGGAGCAGAGAATTGTGGTGTCAATTGTGAACCTTCACCTATCTGGCCGATTGGTGTAAACGAACCTTGACCACCAGTAGATGGTAATGCTCCACCACCTCCACCAATAGATGGGGCTGATGTAGAACCAAATGTAGATGATTGAATGTCTTGGATACTTGCTCTTGACTTTGCACCAATAGCTGCAACAAGTGCAATACCGATTGCCGTTCCAAGACCAGGTACAACAGCGTTGAACTTTTGTGCACCTGCGAATGCCTCGAATGCCGCTTGTGTAGATGTAGTTACTACTTGAGCAATTTTATATTTCTTTGCTTTCTCAAATCCTTCTTCGTTTGACTCATCTTGTGTTGCAAGTAAGTCACTAAAGAACGTATTTGCAGTAGCAGCAAGGTCTTTGGTAGTTTGGTATGCCGTAGACTCTACGAATGCTTCCGTAGCGTATGCAGCAAGTTCAGCATATGCCTGAAGATTAGAGATAGACTTTCTTGAAGCGTCCTCTTGTGCTCTTTGAGCCATTGCCGTAGTTGATTTGATTCTATTGTCAAAGTCTTTCTGGCGAAGTTCTTCACTCTTCTTGATGTCTTTATCCAATTCAGCATATAAAGACTCTTGTGCTTCTTTAAACGCTCTTAATCTCATCGTTCTCATTTTGGAATAGAAGTCTTCCAAATCTTTGAGTTCTTCCTCACGTTCTTTCTTGCGTCTCTCGTAGTCTTCTTTTCTTTTCTTTATTCTATCTTGTTCTGCCTTCTCAGCTTCTTCTCTACGGAAGGTTTCCAAACGTGTTTCAGCAAGAGTTACTTGTCGAATGGCTTCAGTCTCTGCTTCTCTTGCATCTTTTGTTTCTTGACTAAACTGATTGGCTCTTTGAGCACGAACACGGATTGCAGTTGCCTCTTCAGATGCGGCTTTAGCATTCTTCAACTGAAGTTCAAGGATTTCACCTTGTGTCTTACCTTGAGCATTAGCCAACTCAACTGCGTTTGACCTTTCCTTGTTACTATTCTCAAGTGCCTTGGTCAATCTCTCGTATGCTTCTGCATTCGTTTCAGTAGATGTAGTATCTGACTTCATCGCTTTTGTAAGAGCGTAAATACCTGCAGTCACTGCAGCCAAGACTGTTACTAATAAGAAGATTGGGTTAGCTGCAAGGACTGTATTGTAGATACGTTGTGCAACAGTCAATACTTTCGTAGATACCACTGCGGCTTTCTCTGCAATCAATCTTGCTGCTACTCTGGCTTGTAGAGCACCTTCTGCAATGGCTCTTGCACCAATAGCGATAGCGATTGCTCCTTGAACTTGCTGTTCAATCTTACCAACCTTTTCTGACTCAACACCGAAGAGTGCCATAGTACCAGTGGTCACTGCCACAGCACCAGCGACAGCTTCAAATCCTTTTACGAAGGCTTCAGTCTTTTGTTGAGGTTCAAGACCTTCGAAGGTTTTCTCAAGGGTTTTGATTTCTGAAGATGTTGCTCTAGCTTTGTCAGTAAGTTCAGTAAATGCCTTACTACCAATCTCTACCTGCTCTAACTCCTCGTTGATTGCAGCAAGTTCGGTCTTCAGACTCCCAAGGGTCTTTACCGATTGTCCACTATCTACTTCAACATCAAATGCTATTGTTCTTGACATATCATTCCTTTTTCGTTTACTCTATGAAACCTATCGTTCACTCATTTATCTTTATTTATTGTAACAGTTTATGCCTCTGACCATATAGTTAAGCAACTAAGCTTCCCAAGGGAAATAAGTATCCAGACTTTTTCACACCCTAAGCCTTCTTCTGTATTACATACCATTCACCTACTGATACACCATATATCATAATACCTTCATAAGCTTTACTTACTTCATACCAACCACCTGAAGAACCATCAATAGAGTCAGAACCACTTACATTGATGTTTATCTTGGTAGATGAAGAAAGGGTGTTGTCTCCAATAAACCTAATCATTCTCTTATAGCCAGTTGCATCTCTTGGCCCACCTTGAAGAGGGTCAGTAGATGGTAGGTAAATGTTTGCAGTACCATTACCACCAGTCCAAGATAACTTATAGATGTAATCATTAGCATATGCAGAACCTGTCAACCATAGTGTAGCACCTGGCGACATTGTGATTTCCGTATGGTCACTAAATACAGCACCAATGGTTCTATGTGAACCTAAATAAGCGTGTCCGTTGAAATCATCACCACCAAGGTTCTCGTAACTCTCAACATCTCTATTAGGATTGATAACCACGGTGTTAATCATATCCGTAACAGTTCGTGTATTACTATCAAAGTTACCAATAGCAATATTACTATTACCACGAACGATGCTAAGGTCTTGTCCAATGGCTACTGACTTATCAGAGTTTAGGATAGATGTACTATCCCCAGCAAGGATAACTGCATCAGTAGCATTATTCATACTTGACTGATTAGAGGCAATTATAGTAGCGTTAGAACCACTAACTTTGTTTAGGTTACCACCTAATATAGTTGCGTATTGTGCCTCTTGGTAAACAAGGGCATTTGTGGTATTGAGAAGGGTTGTATATTCAGTCTTGTCTTGGATAACATTACTATCACCAACATTCAAGGTTGACTTGGATGCCTGACCGATTTCAAGACCAGAACCAATAGCAATAATCCTATCACTATCTTTCTTGAATGAACCTGATGTTACTGAACCAAGAGCAAACCCTACTGAAGAGTCAAAGTCGTTAGAACCTTCTACTTGGTTTCTTCTTTCAGTCTGAAGTGTTAGGTTATTTGATGGAGACCATTGGACTCTACCACCCAAAGATGAGAATCCATCTCTTCTACCTACTGGGTCAAGGAACGAGCCAGTTTGATATGAGGTGCCAGAATTTATGTCTACATATGTTACATTGCCAGAAAACACATCAAAGTCATTTGCAACTATATCAACAGGGTTTCCAATGTCATCAAATACACGATGTCTCTTGAACTTGAACCTACTTACAGGTGCTTTCAACAACTCTACTTGAACTGATGCTCTTTTAGAAATGTTGAAACCACTAATCTTGTTGATACGATAATATGCATCGTTGATAAAGACTCTATCATTCAAACTGATTTGAGAAAGTTCCCAAGGTTCAAAGTATAGATTACAAGTCAACATTCTTGCATCATCATCGTATAGTTCGTTGATGTATCTACCCCAATACTCATAGAATAAACCATTCATCGTTTTACCATTTGCATAGTTCTGATGGAATGGATACCAAGTATTGTTGTTGTAATGGAGTCCTTTAGTAGCAGATGTTGCAGGTAAAGTGTTTAGAGCAGAAAGGGTAGAGTAAGATGTTTGCCCTTGAGCTACACCATTATCATCCTTTACATAAATCTTACCACCACTTGCATCCATAGTATCTCTACCATCAATACGATACAATAATCTTGGATTGAACTTGAATGCGTTCTTTTCACCCTCATCCTTTTTGTAGAGCTGAGGAATGATTACGTTAGGTCCACCAGCAACACCTTTGGTTGGGGTTGGAGAGAAGAATGAGCCCACATCTCTACTACCTTGTGCTATATCTGTATCTGCAGTAAAGGTGTGAGTACCATATGTCTTCTCTCTATTAAAGTTAGTTAGAGAATACTGGTTGAGTGGGTCTTCATCTTCTTCAAATGAAAAGTTTAGAACTCTTGGTTGGTCTTGTATAGGATGTTTGATAGAAATCTTTGTAGCTACATCGTACTTATCAGACCAATCTTTGATTTCACCAGAATCTCTCCAAATATCAAACGGCTCAATAACAAGAGTCTTTCTTTCGTTGACTTTTGGAACTACTACAAGGTTGAATGATTCAATCAGACCCTTGAGGTAATCCATAGATAGCGCCTCTTGGTCGAACTGCCTTGCAAGGTCTACTGTACCACCTACAACAGTTGTAGGAGCATAAATGGTAGAGAATGCAGATGAAGGAATGGTAAGGTCAGGTGTTGTACCTGTTGAGAAGATACGATAACGATGGTAGACTTCAATAATATCCCCATTCGTTAGTGTAAGACCTGGCGTTACAAAGTTGTATGTACCTTGTGTTGAACCTACCAAGTCATAGAACTGACTGAACTGCGCTGAACCATTGATACGGATTTGAACCGTGTATTCCTTTAGGGTTGGACTTGCAGTACCATCAGGTGCTGATAAACTTCCCTCAATCTTGAATGCGTATTGACCATCCGTTTGAATGATGTAAGTAGAAGTACCTACATTGTATCCACCAGCAGGGTCGTATTGTTCTTGTGGGAATAATTGTTTTGCATATGCTGGAGAATCTGCAACATTTAGTGAACTTGTGATATTCACATAAAATCCACTATCTTGATACCCTTGAGTCTCAATACCTAACTTATCATTAGGTGAGGTAAGTACATAAATCTTATTGAACTCTTCTGAATCAAAGAATGATGAAGAATATTCGTAGCCTACCGACTCAAAGATTTTATCAACGATTGTCTTTGCTCTAATGGCCGGTTTGAACTGAATAGGTTTTAGTGCAGTTACTACATTATCCATCTTACCAACTTGACCACCAAGTTCCAATAATGGTATAGTATTATCAGTTTTATCAGTACCATAGTCTACCAATGGGTAGAATACATCACCATTGAAGAATGAGGATGTGTCCCAAGAGCCCGTAATGTTGGTCATCTCGTACTTGTGATTGTAATCGGTAAAATCTAAATCACGAAGGTATTGGTCTTGAATCGCAGTTTGGAAATCTATGGTCTCGTTGACCACAGTCACCTTATATGTCGTATCTGATTTTGTGTCAGTCACTACCTCATCAAGGATAAGATTACCCTTGTAGATTTCATTACCTGATTGTAAGATTTGACACTCTACTGAATTCTTGAATCCTCTTACGTTATTAGCATTTATATTATATGCTAGGTTGAAGAACTTATCGTTAGTTCGTGAGGATGGTAAGTCAAATTGTTGAGATGCTACACCGAACACCGAGCCGATGGATGTATTCTCAACGGCAGAAAGGTCTACACGGAAATCAATATCAGTTGGTGTGTTGAGGTCATAAGTGACCCCATCAAATGTGCATCGTAATACTAATCCGTTCATATGTTACCTACTTCTTCTTGTGTTAGCCATTCTATATCTCAATGTGAGTCTATATAGCTTTTGAGTTCTTGGGTTGGTCTTGTGAGTGAATGTAGTATCCTCAATCACGATAGGCAAGAAATCAGTACCTGACTGAATGAATACCTCTGGCGACTCTACCAACTCTCTCAACCAATCTGCGTCTGCTTGTGACAAGTAACCACTCTCTGCTACTCTACTCTCTTGGTATCCAATAGAATATACTTTAGAACCTCTACGGCTCTTATCGTATGTAACACCATTTGTAGTAGTAGAATAGTTTACAAAGGTTTGGTCGTATGTTTGTCTCGTGATACTATCAGTTTTACCATCAGCGTATTCAAACGTGAAGTAATCCCATCCACCGAGTTCGTTTAGGAAAGCAAAACGAGTACCTGAATAACCACACTCACCTTCTTGTTTGATAAACCATTTCTCAGCGTATTGTGCACCATTGTCTTCAATACCAGTACCCTCTTGACCCATTAGAGTTACTTTGTAAGTAGCCCAACTTGAGTTTAGTGTATTCCCTTGGTCAGAGAAGTTTTGAGGGCCTGTGGCAACGTGGATGAGTCTATTGGAATCAGTTACTCCACTAAATGCATCACCCCACTCTTCATATTCAGTTGTTCTTGGGCCACCATTGTATGCAGTAGTGTTGGGCCAACCAAAGTTTTGGATGTTTGAACCTGCAGAGTTGTATACACTTACTTGAACCCAAAAGATATCTTGTGCATTGAACTCTTCATCTTCAAAGTTACCATTGATGATAGAAATGGTTTGGTATTCATCATCTCTAATACTTTGGGTAAGAGGTGAGTTAGACAATCCGTGTTGTAAACCACCATAGTCAGCTCCACCACCTGTTGGTGTAATAGAAGAGGTATAGTAAGATGAGGATGCAAAGTTCCAATCACCACTATTGTATTCGACTACCCCATTGAGTAAATAAACTGAAGAGCCTGATGTTCCACCATAGTATGCTACTGAAGAAGTAGTAGATGAACCATACTCTTCATAGAATACAGGCGTAAGGGTCTTAGCAC